TGAATGGGACGAAACCGAATGTGATGTACCAGTCTGCGCCTGTGTACATCTGTACTTGAAAATCAGAATGTATAAAATAGTTAGAAGCAATACGAGTTCTTTTATCAGCGAACTGGCGAGCACGGTCACTGACTTGATTCGCTGCAGAACAGTTAACGGCTGGCAGTGGTGCCATGACTTCTGACAAGTCTTTGGCAACAATGTCAATAAAGTTTGCGACAACATTTGCATCTACACCCTCTGGAAAGAATTCAGGATAAACTTGAGAGATTTGTCCTTTGCGGACAGCAAGAACGTCTTGGTGTCTACGGTCACGGTCTGCTGAACGCATGCGTAAAGAATCAATGCGTGCTGCAATCTGGTCAATACTTAATGCCATTATTTTCCTATCCGTAAGTTTCAGCCCATTGTTCTTGGAAGGCTTCGTCTAAATTAACTACGTATCTTTGTTCTCTTTGTGCTCTAGTTACCCAGCGATTATTAGCAAACTTAGTTAAGTTACTTGTTTGCTGCATAAACTCTCTAGCACGAAGAACCGCAAACCACAAAGCCATAACACAGTCTGTCTTACCCCGTGTGTTGGCTTTCCAAGTTATTAGTTGTTGAACTAAAGACTTAAGCCCCTCTGAATCAGATGTTGATGGAAGTTCGATTGTATTGTTGCCTTGGAACTTTCCATCTCGCATAGTGCCAAACAAGGTTGACATAGATGCCACACCGAAATTTGTGTCCCACTTATTTTTTCCAGTAAAGTGTGCTTCAAGCCTTACGCCGTAGGTTGCGAGCCACTGGCGTAAGTCCTCATCTAGTGAGTAAGCCTTCTGGTGAGCGTTGATTTCAACACGAAATTCTTGTGGCTTATATCTACCAACAAGTTCTTCGATAGTGTTACGAATTTTTTGAGGATTCGGTTCGCTCATGTTTATGCAGTCGAGTACATAAATTTTACTATCTGCTCTGTTATAAGTTACAACTACAAAAGCAGCGTTACCTGCCATAGCAGGGTCAAAGCCAATTATTGTGTAACCTTCAATAGCAGTCGGATGTCCCACCGCCCCTTGCTTCAAGGGACCACGTCTCCTAGTACCCTTGATACATGCTTGAATCAAGGCGGGCGGGAAGATGGAATCTTCTTCGACATCCTCCTGCTGATATACCAAAGCCCAAGTTGATGGAGTTACTTCGCCTCTGCGCCGTTGTAAAGTTTTGCCATCCCACTTAGGATACAAACCTTCTTCATCAGGTGTGTCCTCATCACCATCCCATGGTGAATCAGACTTAGCCCAAAGTGTTACCCACTTAGCAGGGTCTTCGTCATACTCTAAAACTGCTGGCATACCCATGTAGGTAAAGGGACACTTACCCCCAGACCAATACTTGGGTTCTCTTAACTCTCTATAAAAATCTGTGGCAGCAATTCGTGTGCCAACGATAAGAAGTTTACCGTTCTTACCTAGACGGGTAATAACTTCTTTTTGTAGCCAGTCAATTTGCTTCTCGAACTCATGGGCGTTAGATGTAGTAATGCAGTCATCAAGAATGATGAGGTCAGCACGGGCACCGTAAATCTGACCACCCATACCTAGTGCTTGAAGGGTAGGGTCCTTTTCGCTTGAGTTTCTCGCATCACTCCCAAGGTAGACGGTATCAACTCGCCAAGTATCAGAGTCATCTTTCCAGCCACCTTCTGGTCCATAAGTTGTTTGCAACTTTAACCAGCGAGGGTGGGATAACCGTTGCTTGATTGCGTACACGAATTCTCGTGCTTTGAGTAACGTCTTACTGACCACGATAATGCGGACGTTAGGATTGAGAGCGATACGATAAGTTGAGTAGTTGACGGTAATGACCGTGCTCTTAGCATGCTCAGGGGGAACGTTGATTAGTAGTCGAGATTGTTGCCCTGGCTCATACTTCATCGAAGGGTGTAGCCATGAAGGCTCTCTACCCTCCAGTAGGTCAATCCAATCTAGGTGATGTGGAAAAACCCTTTGGTCCAAAAAAATTTCGGAGAACTGGGGAAAGGCGATTTCATCCTTTGCAATTCCCAGCGCTTTCACAGATTTGTTCTTGGCGTCTTCTTTAGCCTCGGCTAGGTCAGCGGCAAATTTTTTATCTCTGAGCATCCAGATTCTGACCGTATCTGGTTTTTTGCCACAGAGTTCCATAGCCTTATGAGGACTATGTCCTTCAGCCACAAGGGCTAAAACCTTAGCCTTGGCATCAGCCATAGCCTCGGTTCTGGGGTTAATAACCCCTTTCTGAAAAGTCACAGAACTGTCCCATCCTCTATCTGTAATTGTTAATTACACAGTTTGTAACAGACAGTAGATACAGTCTGTAACAAAAGCCTTCGAGGCTTTTTAGTTAACTGGGCAGAAACCTGCCCCTATATAGTATTAATCCGTTCAACAGCCTATTCCGAACGGTGCAAAGGAATATATTTTTTTTCCTTTGCCCAAAGCAGCCCAAAAATGGTATAAAATAGGACATATAGTACTACTGTAACGGGTGCACTGTTGTACCAGAAAATAGTTGATAGTGATACTACTACGCTATTAGAAGCAAATTAAACAGTCTGGGGTCGATGAACGACCCACAGAACTGTTTAATGCTGCCGCTCTGTACTGTACAGACTGGAGCGCTACGGGCTACAGTCTTCACGGCGCTACCAGACAGCGCCCCAGTACAGGCTAACTATTTTGTTCTATATAAAAAATAGTTTCAGCCCTGGCGGTGGCTAAGTGTTTGCTTTTCCGCTTAGCCAAACCGTCCAGCCACTCGTCTAGGACTCGTGTCTGAACTGTCTAAGCGGGTTGTGTAATCTGACCGTGTCAGCATTTCATGCAGCCACGGCACCAGATTACCTACACACCACACACAGTCGGACGCACGCCACGGCTCTCACTGGCTATCGCCAGTTTCTGTTCGAGCCTACACCTCACAGCCCTGACTCGCTCATGCTCGTCTAAAGGGCTGCTCGGCAGCGTGCTTCACCATACTCCTCTGTCAAATCGTTTCGCTACGCTACACGATTGCTCTGTCTGCGTCCCGCATCCTGGCCTGTCGCTTTGCGCCATGCCCGCCCCTTCGCTTCGCTCAGGGTATGACATTCGGAGTCTTGGTGACCCGACAGTATGTGCTGTTGCAATACCTAATGAAAGGAACCAAGATGAAAAAGAATGAGTACATACCAAACGGTATCAGCATCACCAATCAATGCTATAACTGCATGTTGATTGATGATGTCTGTACCGACTGCCAAGATTCACGGGACGCCCGTGATACCAACAACGCTTGGCAGATTGTAGATGAGGGAAACCTTCAGTATCCTCATCCAATATCAATCCAATCGGTTGAGCCTTCTGCTCACGATTGGATTAGTCCCTACACTAGAGTGTCGGAACCAACAGATGACCTACCTGACGGAGTCATACGAGAGGAGTTTCTAGAACCTACAAACTTCCTCTCTGACCGAATCTTCGACCTTGATGTAGAAGTTCCTCCCCACTACACAATCTGTGTACAATGCCACTATCAAGTCCATGTCCAAGTGGCTTGTCCAAATTGTGAGACAGTATCTAACTAAGTAATAACGGGATTGCCCCCAGCACCCTGTGCCTTGGGGGCAACCCGCCCACAACAACTAAAGGAGACAGAAATGAACGCAGTAACAATCACAGGTAACATCAAGAATGTACAACTTCGTGGCAAGTCAGAGCGTAAAGTTTTGACAGGCAACTTAGTGCAAACAGGAATCATTAATGAGTGGGGCAAGGTAGGTTGTATCGCAACTATGCCATTGGTATTCCTAGACGAGGAAGTAGCCAAGCAAGCGCAAGCGCTTCCAAAAGATGATAACGGTGCATCAGAAACAGTTAAGATTTCAGGACGAATCGTAACTCGTTTTGACCGCCGACCAGGTGTAGATAACGCAGAGCGTTATGCACCTTACACACAGATTGAGGTTCAATCAATCGCTTAACAAGTCAGGTGGGTGGGGGGCTTCGGCTCTCCACTCACCTCCCTTTTTTTTGAGTGCCGCTGTAACTACAACGGAAACATACAAGTCCACCACTATGCAAAGGAGAAATTATGATGGCAATAACAGCACTAGATTTAGTAGCAATCACAATTGCTATGGCTAGTAGCATCACAGTAATGATTCTATTTTGGCGCCAGAACATGGCGCTGCAACGGGATAATATGAATCTGCGTAGACTATTAAGAGTTGAGCGTGAGAAAAATGTTATCAGAAAATAGTTATTATTACGACCCAGATGAAGCATACGATAGACAACGGGAGGCTAAAGTGTATAAAGAAAGAACATGTTGTAAGTGTGACGCAACAATAATGGTTAGAGAATTAGATGAAGGACCATCCTTTTACTGCACTCCATGTGCATGGTCAAAGGTTGGTTATACATACACCCCTGATTACACCCCAGATATGGAGAGATACCTATGAGTCAAGTAATAAATGATGATGCAAGGTGTAGCCAATGTAATACATTGTGCGAAGTATGTAACATGGAGGACAACAATGAGTGAACCAGCATGGCTAGATGGAGATGACACAGCCAGAGGTATTGACCCTGTCTGTGATAACTGCGACAATAGACATGATGAAAATACTGGTTGCGTAGATACGGAACCAGACAGGATGTGGGGAGATGAAGAATGAGCAGAGAGTTCGATGATATCTATACAACTAGGCAAAAATTAGATGATGCATTACGGGCACTTAACGAATGCAACGATATCTTAGATGAACTACTAGCAACAGGAAGGATATACCTTAATCATGTTTCCGATGACGCCTCTTGAATCATGGCTATTTATCATAGGATTGTTTACCCTCATTGGGTATGTAATTAAGAAGATGATATGAAGCGAGTGCTTGCAGTTATAACTGCGTGGTACTTAACATTCACTAGCATTTGGCATGTTCCAAGTGATGCATATGTCGTAGCCACAGCCGACAAAGTATGTGAGAACCCTACATATGCAAAGGTACTTTGGACCAAGGCTTTATCAAAAGCCTATGCCAAAATTCATATGGATTCCTTTTATCCAGAATGGAATTCATCTGAATATAAAGCGCTGCTTAAACTATGGGGTAAAGAATCAGGGTGGAATCACGAAGCACGGAACAAGAAGAGTTCAGCGTTTGGTATTCCACAACTGTTGAAGTTAGACCCTAGTACCCCAGCCCCGCTGCAAATTGAGCGGGGGCTGGTGTATATCAAGCACCGTTACGACAAGCCATCAATTGCATGGGCGCATTGGCGTTCATACGGTTGGTACTAAACAGAAAGGGAGACAGATGGCAAGAGGAAATAGCAGAACAATCAATGTCAAGATACCTACAGTAAAGGTAATCAAAGCATTGGAAACCAAGTTAGCCCAGATAAAGGCTGACTATGCAAAGCAAGATGAGAATGAAGCAAAGTATCAAAAGCAAATGGATACTTGGAGAAAACAAGTTACTAAGTTTGCTATTGCTAATATCTCAAAGGCTGAAAATCTACGCACAAACTATCGCTCATGGACCAACAATCTTAATGTCGACTTTGATTTAAAAGTTGACGAAAAAGATTTTCCTAAAGAACCAGAGCGTGACTTTGAAACATTTCATAAGCATGCATATGATGAGATGCGAGAAGAAATTGAGAATGCTATTCGTATTCTTAAGATGACTGACGAAGAGACGGTGTCAACATCAACATACAATTCAATAGCCAGATATTTATAAAGTCGGGCGCCGCCAACTCGGGCGGTGCGCCCTCTAATAAAGGAGACAAAATGATAGACCTAGATGTATTTCGTACTGAAGTTGATTCAGCAATTGCATCTGTTGAATATAACCCAGATGATAGAGATACTAATGTTCGTATTGTTGAGGACATTCGTAATGCTATTACTCAGTTGGCAGATGGAGTTATTCCATCAGCCCAACACATTGCTGAAGTAGCAGTTGCTACTAACAAGAACATACAAATCCGTGACTTTCTAATGGGAGTACAATTAGAAAAGAACATTGATTATGTAGGTGCTTATGTATCTTTACTTGGTAATGCAATCAAAAAAGATAAAGTTATTCCATTGGCTACAGTATATTGTGGTTTGCTATATCAAGTAGGAGAACAAGAAGATGCAAAAGAATTCCTTTCTCATGTACTAGAACTAGACCCAGAATATTCCCTTGCACTATTACTTCGCAGAGTATTTGCTGCAAACTGGGAGCCAGAAAACTTTAAGAATATGGCAGAACAATTACATGAAAAGGTAGTAGCAGGTATTTATGGACCAGAGGAGGCAACCAATGACAACAGCAGTTCCAACTAAAAACAAATCTGCATTTGTTCGTAGTGGTACAGCAGTAGAAGCAACATCAGCCAGTGATGTAGCCCGTCAAGCAGGTCTTGATTGGACAGTATCATTGCATGATTTATCAGCCAATTATTTAGTGCCAGGTAATGAGAGTCCAACACTCTTGCCTGTCAAAAATAAATTAGCAGTTGTAAAAACAACGGCATTAGGTGAGACGACTACTGTTGGTGTAGTTGGTAAGCGATACCAACCATTCCAAAACGGAGAAGTCTTTTCATCTCTTGATGCAATCATTGATTCAGGTGAGGCTCGCTATGCAGCAGCAGGTGAATACGATGGTGGTGCAAAAGTATGGATGCTATTGCAGTTGCCTAATGAAATGGAAATCAAAGGCGACCCACACGCAGCATTTATCCTAGCCAAAACCAGCCA